AATCTTCGTCAGTGAGACCTAATTGCTTTTTCAAAATATCTTTGTATTGAGGGTATAATCTTAACTTCTCTGAGAATTTATCAAAATCAGCGGTAAATTTTTCTAACGTCGCGCCAGACTGCACCATCGCCTTGCCGGCGGCATCTAGGGCGGCAACAGTAACTTTTGTTTTTTGCGCTTCATAAGAGAGTTTGGCAAGACTAGAAGCAATCTTATCCGTCGCAAAAACGATTGCTGTAGCCGCCGCCGTGATTGTCGGCACTACAACTGCAACCGCATCAGCAAGGGCGCTAAATGCCTTTTCCGCCTCACGCTGCTCGGCAGCACTCGGCCCTTTCATCGAAAGGCTAACTAAATAGCTTTCTAAAATATTAGGAGCGGCCATCGCGCTTGCTCATTGCCTCATGCGCCCGCCACATATTTTCTGCTTCGATTTCTATGGCTTCATTTATATCAGCAATTTGATCAATTGTATATGTGCCGTCATAAAGTTCTATTGGGCGAATATTGATATTAGGATGCAATACTGGGCGCCATACCCAATCCAGCCAGTCAGGCAAGGAAACGGCCTCGTAGTCGAGCGCTGGAACCCGACTAACGAACTCTACGCGCTTCCTGGTAAAAAAGCACTAAAATTATCCTGAATGACCGCAAATACAATCTTGCCTAATTGCTCTAGTTCAATATCATCGAACATGGGCTGATTGGCCTGCTTATTCCATATCTTCGCCCAGCCATTCCCATTCGGAATCTCTCGCTCGCATGAGCCTAAACATTCCGCTATAATAAAGTCCGTTAGTTCATCCGGCATTTCAGAAATTGCAACGCCCATTTCATTTTGGCTTCTACCTGCAAGAGGCGCTATGCGTTTCATCAGCCGGACTTGTCGCATTACCGGGAGTTTTTTGGATCTATATTGTATCCCATTAACCTCAAATTCCGCCATATTACCCCGCTAGAATTGTCGAACTAATAGGATTGCCGTCACCAAGAATTTCATGAATTTCGCCGGCATTAAATACCCAATCCATCATACCGCCTTCTTTGGCGTTTACATTGTCAGGAGATTTCTTGATTGAACATTGCAGACAAACAATCGTATCCCCCCGTGTTGGATTACGAACAGTGATTGTGCTGTTGCCATAATTCGCGGAGCTGCTTGTCGTCTGAGTATAAAGCGAAGAAAGAAGCGCATTAACCGGGCTCGTCTTTTGCAAGCGCACGGATACGGTTCCACCTTGTGCAGCATGAAGAGATGTCATTGGCGTCCCATCCGCACCCCAAACAATAGTTCCTTTATCGCCTTCCATGGCGATCGTTACGCCTTCCTCCGCAATTCCTGTCTCCGAACCAAGAGAGAATGATCCGGCTGGATCTGTTAATGCAATTTGGCAATCTAAAAAGCTGTACGTCGCCATGATTATTTACCTATTGACCGTAATAATGATACATTGTAAAGTGCGGGCACATCACCGGTTTACGGTGATAATTACATTCACGCTATGAATAGCCCCGGCCAACTTAATCGCACATTGGATCGGCACAGATTTGCGCGCTTCTCGATCCGCCTGTGCCTGCGTTGCAACGGGGGGAGCATAAACATAATAGCCAAGCGTAAGTGTATCGCCGTGATTTAATTGACCAATCGATGGCCCCGTCCATTTTCCAGGAGCCACCAAACCATTGTTTACCGCAGCCGCCAATGTGTCATTTATCTCATTGACAATCTGATGAGTTCCAGGGTCGGTCTGCGGAATTTTCGTTGGCGTTTGATACAGAAGATTATACACATTCGTTTGAACTGCATTCGCCAACCAATCCGTTCCATGAACTTCGTCAAAGAAGAATCCGTTGGACATCACGCCTTGCTGGATGATTGCGGTTCCATTTTGATAGTTTATGAAAACATTACAGTTTTTATTTGCGAGCGTCTGAGCTTGCGATTCCGTCAGGAATTCCGCGACAATTCCTGGCTCTTGCTTGAATTTTAGAGTTATAACGGAATTGTTAGCGGCAAAATTAACGGTGAATGCCCGTCCAAATATTGAAGCAGCAGAATATTGACTCGAAGAAGAATACTGATCAAACGTTCGCTTGTAACCAAGAACTTTTAGAGAGCTAGATATATCCGAATTGTTTGTTGGATCAAGAATGCCTGGCTCCTGCGAGCTCACCCCCAAAATGTGAGCACGGTTCGCGCCTTCGATATATCCTGCAACTGCGATATAATCAGCATCTGACGGCGGCACGGCAGTCGCGAAGTTCGCCCCATACCAAACACCTGAGAGATTATCGAGAACGCTAATGCATGTCAGCGCAGTCTCTGCAGCAACACCAATAACCGGCGCCGAAGAGGTACTGGTCGTAAGATCCATTAGAATGGAAAGGTCTGTTCCTGAACCACCGGTTAGAGTTGCCCCGGAAACTGTAGCAGCGGAAGCTGCTAGCGTATAAGCATTCCCGGCAGCTCCAGCCAGTTTTGCCACGACATATGTTTTTGTGCTAATAACGTTAGGCAAATTCAGGGTGAGTTTAGAGATATTCACATCAACGGACGTATTGGCAAAATTAACCAAATTCGCCATAGTAATGGCCGTTGTACCTCCAATCAACACCTGATTACCAGTAGGGCTGGAGGTCACAAATGTTACAACTGTGCCATTAAGTGTTACAGTGGCACTAGCAAGCGGATTTGATGCAAAATTAATCCAGCCGGAAGCCGTTGGTGCTTGCGCGGAACTTACCGAGCTGATAATGCCGGAGGTTCCGGAGGTGAGATTGAATCTTTGGATATTGCTATCCCAGACGTACGTCGCCCCCGCCGCAAGCGTTTGCAGTTCCGTCTGGATGGCCGACGCTACCCCATTGAGGTTGAGTGCCCCAGTTAGCCCAATGCCGGTCAGCGAGCACGGCACGCCGTCCACAAAGACCAGAAATCCGCCATTCGAGATCGAGGTGAAATTTGACAAGAGCTGCTGGGTCGGCGTGATCACGCCGCCATGAAGGATGCCGCTTGTTGCAAACTGTGCCCAGCGCCCTATGTAGACAAATGACGGTTGTGGGGCTTGCGAGAAGAAAAGGTCTGCGGCCAACCATTCAGGGGCCGTCGTACCAAAATCACTTGCCACACCCGCCAATGTGGTATAAAGGCGAATTCGCTCAGTTGTATCGATTACTGGCGACGATCCGATAATTACCAGACTGCCAAAGTTCGAAAACGTCGCAGCGAGAGGCGCGATATTAACTTGAACATTAACCACATCTGACACGTTCAGGCCCGTGGGCGCCATCTTATATTCCTTATAAAAAAGCCACCCAATGGGTGGCCTGAGACATTATTACTGATGATTAATTATTCACGCAAAAATTACGGTTCTTCGTCTCGCCATCCTGAGAGCAAACTTGCGCTCTTCAGTAAACGGTCGTCCTTTGAGTTTTTCACTAATCCTTACGCGAACATCGTGCGGAACTGTTGAACCAAGCCTAGGTCCAGGCTTTCCTTTTTTAGCCATACTCATTTTTTCGCGCACTACTTCAGAGAATGTCCGTCCCTTATTTGGTCCGGGCTTCCCGCGACGCGCTAATCCAGCAGCAATTTGCTTCTCTGAAAGAGGTTTCCCCTTATGCGCAGCACTCATGTTTGCTCGCGCCATTGCATTAAATATACGACCTCTATTAGGTCCCGGCCTGCTCCGCTTCAATGCTTTTGTTTCTTCTGAAACCACGGCTCCAGATGGCCCGTCGCCGCCATCCGTCAAATTTGCAAGAATGCCTGTTCTATTATCACGTCGGCCATATGCTGCAATTAGCGTCATCTCGACGTTAAATGCTTGACGCTCCGTCAGACCTTGTGCAATCTTGATCTTCGGAACAATGACGCCATTGCCTCGCATCTTATCAATAATGCGTCTCTTATAAATTCCGCAGTTTTTATTCCTTGATGGATACCAATGATCGCGCCATCTCATACCCTTCCCCTTTCCGATATAGAAAGGGGTCATTCCGTCTTCGCGGAGCAACATGTAAACATAAAACATGCAAAAATTATCGCACGAATCGTAGCGGAAGTCCATCTATAAACCTGCGAAGGCTTAATAATTAAGCCGCGAGAAGAACCGAATATGTAGTTGAATTGGACACGCCAGCTACCGTCCCGGCACTAAACGCATCGGAACCAGCAACATCTGTTTCAATCGTAATCGGCGCCGACAAGATATTGAGAACCGGATATGTCCTGTCAATCTCACGCCGGACTAGAAAAATCACATCAATACGGCGGAACCACGTTTCATTGACCAATTCAGCCATATTAACGAGTTTGCAATCAGTGGAAACAAAGTTCATATTTTGGAAATACAGTGCTTCACGATTTTGCGCTACCGAAAGTCCGGCTCTGAACGTGTTAGCATTGCCACGCGAATCAGGCCCATAAAAACTTGCCATAATCTCTAGGACTTCATGGCGCCGCTGCTCATCGTAGCCTTGCCCAGATGGATCATTAGGGTTGCTCGGCTCGCCCCGCCAATGCCGCGTATAAGCGCTGTATTCAGGGGTTTCGCTGATAACACCAATTGAACACCAATCGACGGCTGCCTCTGGATGCTTTGGATTAATTGGTTGCCATCGCGGACGCACTAAAGGGCCAGTAAGGCCTGTAATTCCGGCTACCATTCCTTGCAAAATCGCATCAAGCGATACGTCTTCCGGCGGGGGCACACTCGATGGTGTTAAATAGCCCCCAGTAGATGAGTCATTGCTCATTCGCCTACCGCTTCATGAAGCGCCTCGGAAAGTTCTTTTGCCGTTGACATCCAGGTAGCTGCAATGTCTGCTTCGACATAGGCAAGAATTGCTTTATTAATACGGCGCTGTGTCACAGCCTCAATTTCTAGCTGACAAATTCGCTTTTCTTGCTGGTGAAAATCAACAAAATGTTCTGGCCGTCGTCTCCATAACGGCAAAATCATGGACTTACCTTATTGAGCGTACACACTGCCTCTATATATCCTTGACCATATCGAGACCAGTCACTTACATCTACAACCTGATATGTTCTTCCATTCCATGTTACAATGTCGAAATCCGAGGATCCTTGACCAGCCGTAAGACGGAATGTGGTATGAATAACGATGGAACCATGCAGCGACTCCCCTTCCGGAAATTTCGCCAAGTTACTATCGTTTGGAGCTTCCACAACGCCATAAACCGGAGATACTACTGTCGATGTATCTTCGGCCATGCCGCCTGTCGTCATCGTCTGGGACGCGCGCGTAACCGAAAACACGTCGATAAAATCAGGGTCAAATAATACGTCAGTGACAACATCAAGCAATGGCATCTAATGATGTGCCTTGCATAACGAACGCGCAAAGCAAAGTGAGATGGTTGATAATATGAGCCACGTAACAGGGAATATCATTCCGACAATTATCAACATCTATCGCACCACATACGAAATACTACGCCTCAATGCCCCTGTATCGAGCAAGGGGGATGTTCCCGTTCTTCCGCGTGCTCGACGCGCCGCCAAGGTTCCCGGTTTCAATGGCTCAAATGGCCCTTCGGTAATTTTCCGCTGAACTGACGCCTGCGCAATCAACCCAACCTTTTCCAATTCTTGATTGATTTCATCCTGCTTGCCGCGTAGCGCTAATTGCCCAGCCTTTTTCATATGGACTTCAATATCATTTTTCGCATTGGCAATTCCTGGATGCAAAAATGGCCGTGCCGGAATATTCTTTGCCGGCGAGCCATATTCCATGACATATCCGATCAAGGCATTTGTGGCCGCGGTGCTTTCGCCAGGCTCCGGATCGCGTGCGGCATTGGACGCTGGTATGCCCACCAGCACCTCGTGTTTTAAAAGTCCCTCAAGAGCTTTACGGAATTGCGCCGTATTACTTTTCGTCTCAATGTTCACTGAAGCGGCCAACCAAATGGCGATAACGAAGGCCAGACATTGCCAGGAATATAATCAAATCCACTAACCGCGACCATCATGCGATACAGGCGTTGCCCATAGGAGGTTCCGTTCCATGCCCCGGCCCCCGCAATTTGCGTGGCCCCGGTATCATAGCCAACATGGACCTGGCCGACACCCTTAGAATTTACCGGTCCTGTCGCCTGTCCAGGGATACCCCCAACATTTACTGACGCGGCCTCCCGTGCAGAAAGCACTATGTTGTGAGCCACAAAAAGCATGACTGCCAAATCAAGCGAGGTTCCAAATCGATCTGCATTAAGCTGATTATAAGCTTGCGGGATCCAGAAATTTATTTGAGATAATGGGTAAGTAGCGTTATTGCTAAATTCCGGGAATGCCGTAAGTAAATCTGTGGCTGATATTGTCATCAAACACTCTGTTTTTCAACATCATGGTCAATAGGAATACCGTTAGAATGAACAACTCCTTTTATAAACCCGCCATATATTAATTGACTTACAATTAACCTAGCCTGCCGGTCAGCAAGTTCCGGGTCTCGTTCCCATAGTAACATTGCTTCCTGAACATGCTTGACAGCATCATGCACAATAAGTAAGCCAACACTCATGCCATCGGACCTTCGTTCTGGTCAATCTTATGGGGGATACGTGGATCGGCCGGAATGCGCTGGCCATTCTTAATAATCTTTTCCGGGTTCAAAGGCTCAAGTCCACTACGCGCAGCCTTGGCATTGTTCTTTGCACGCGCCTCAATGTCCGCTGGCTTATCATTTGCAAAGACAAGATGGTTCAGAACATAATCAGAAGTCTTATTATCCTCAAACCATGCCTTCCAAAGATCGGCAGGAACATTCGGCGTTAGCGCATAGCCGCCTGTAATCTGCGCCGCATTTTCCGTATGTGATTTTACCGAGGCGGGATTTGGAACGCCTTGGATCGTAAAGCGCAAGTTGGCACGCTCTCGCGATTCACTAATCTCACGCTTGCCCCCATCGTCATACTTCTTGATCATATCGAAGGCGCGAATAACCAACGGAAACGGTAACTTTGATGCAACCGTAACAG